CAGCTCGCTGACCTCGGTGAGGCCGACGCCGTATTCGCGGGTGCGCCCGGGGCTGTCGAGCGAGGTGCGGTCGCGGTATTCCGGGTTTAACTCCGGAATGCCCACGGTCTTGCAGCCCTTGATGACTGCATAATTCTCATCGGTGTCATCGGCGGACCATTCGATATCCACCAGATCGCCTGCAATGACATTCTCTGCCATGGCCTGTCCTTTCATAATGTTTGGAAGTTGCCGGTCTCCCGGCCAGATCAGGCGCGGTAGCGCACCTGCACATCCAGCATTTGCAGCCGGATCACATCGCCGCCGGTCTCCTCGAAAGAGTCCCGCCGGGAGAGTTCTTTGATGCGGATCACTGATCCGCCCCGATAGTCGGTGAGCGTCTGGGAAATCAGCGGTGCGAGCGTCAGAACCTCATCCGCATCCTTGGAATAGACATTCACCTGCACCCGGGCGGTTTCCACATCCGCCCGGGATTTCAAGGAATAGTCTGTCAGATTGGAAATGCGTTGAAGCGTGATCCGTGGATACCCCGCTGCATCGCCAAACCCACCCCAGACAACGCCCGCCGCCAGTGGCTCAAGCACCGCATAGAGATCTTCTTCCATGCTCATGAGCGTGCCGCCTTGCGCCGCGCGCGCTCCACGGCCTTTTCAATCTCGGCCCAGACCTCACGCCGCAAGGTCGCCAGCATGATGGGCTGCGCCATATCCCAGGCAGGCCGCAGGAACGGTCGCGCGGGCATTGCCCCGGTCGCCCGCCCGGTCGAGGCTTGCACCCGAGGTCCGGTGCCAAACTCATAAAGATGCGCATGCGGCGCATCCTCGCCGTCTGGCTGCACCGGCCCCACATAGAGCACGACCTTGCTCCGCCCGCGATCCCCCCGCGCCTCACGCCGTTGTCGCGCGGTCAGCTTCGACGTAACGGCGATGGTGAAGGGAGAGACCCCCTCGGCCATCTGCGCCACCGGTTTGAGGCTCTTCTTCATCGACCGGCGCATGACGCCCTTGGCGGTGCCGCGTGGCAGCTCAGCCAGCGCGCGCTCAATATCGCCCGCGCCCTCGATCTTCATTTTTACGGCCATCAGCTGTCCTCCCGGATCTTCCAGGCGGTCACCTCGATCCACTTTCGCCGTCCGATTTCCTTGGTGCCGGTGATTTCCCAATCCGCGCCCTCAAAGCGCAGAATGTTATCGCCAATCACCGCTGCAGCACGTGCCGAATACCGCAGCACAAACCGCGCCTCCGCCTTCTGCTCCACCGCACCGGCGCGCCAGCGTTCACCATCGGACAGCGGCTCATAGCTCGCAGACACGGTCAACAGTTCCGCCGTGCCCGTTGTGCGCATGTTGCCGGTGGCGGTTTTTTCCGAAACCCGCTCCAGGATCGTGACCCGGCGATCAAGACGCCTGCCCATTATTCCACCTCGCACGGACGCCGATAGCGCGCCTGTTTCATCAGGAGCCGCACACCAAATGACAACTGCGGCGGCTGCTCGCCATCCACCGCGATGCCAGCCTCGAACCATTCCTTTGCCAGGAGGAAGATCGCCTGCCGCAAACGCGCGCGGGTGGCGGCATCCGCGCCGCCGACCGTCGCCTGCACCCGCAAGAGATCCCCGGCCACCGCACGCCCTGGCCAATCTGCACCAATCACAAGCTGCGGCTCGTCATAAGCCTCCTGGACCCATGCCCCCTCAAGAGGCTGGTCGATCCATCCCCCTGCGCCATCGCTTATGGCAAGGCCCGTCAATTCCGTGACCGGCAAAACCGGAAACCACCACCGCCGCCAGGCACCACGAGTCGCGATGAACTCAACCGCGCGCGGCGTAAGCGGGCGACCGGTGGCGGTGGCAACGGTGGCTTCTGCCGCTTCCAGAACCAGACCAAGCGCGCCGTCATCATCCAGATCCTCAGCGGCGATATGCACCGACCGCTTGAAATCCGCCAACGCCACGCCCGCCGGTATCTCACCCTCTTCGATCACCCGCATTGCCCGCGCTCCTTACGCCTTTGCGCCCTGTTTCGGGGGCGTGCCTGCGGACGTCTTGGCCGCATCATTCGATGCACCCTTGGAGTTGTCTTCGGTCGCGGCAGGTTCGGCCTGCGCCTGTTCACGGGCTGCAACCGCCTCTTCACGCGCATCCAGCTCGGCACTTTTGCTATCCAGAGCGGCGGCCTTCTGCTCAAACTCTGCACGCGCGTCGTCGATCAGCTTCTGAGCTTCGGAGGTGTCGATCTGCACGCTGGCGATTTCCAGCTTTTCATCCGGGTCATAGGGCTTGCAAACGCCCTTCGGCCAGGCGGCGATTGTCTCAGGGTCAAAACCTGCCACGTCGCCTTTGACGTAGCGGCCATGGGTTTTCAGAAATTTCACGATGGTTTTGCTCATTTCAGAGATCCTTGTCTGTAAGGGGAAGAAACCCCGGCGCGCGCCGCCGAGGTCAGAAGATCAAAACGGAGATCAGAGCGACCAGCCCACACCATTGAGACCGGCAATGGCCTCATCGTGCGCAGGTGCCATGTCGTGCTCCGCAATCGCCCGCATCAGGGTCAGGTCGTTCTGGAAGGCCGAAACCGTATCGCCGGATTGGTTCACATAAGCAGCCTCGGTGCTGGAGCCGAACGTGATCTGCTGGGCGTCACCGATCATGATCTCCGCAAAATCCGCGAAGTAGATCTCGGTCTCGTCACCGCCCGCGCCCAGGTTGTCCGGGATCTGCGACGTGGTGCGGATCGGGTAGCCATGCAGCGTGTTGCTGTCATCAATCGACGGGAACACTTTGAACCCATTGGGCCAGCGGAGGCTGGCAAGGAAGTTCTTCGCCGACGCGCGCATGATCCACCCCGGCGAGACCATCGCGACATTTGCATCCTCGACCTTGCTCTTGATCCGGCGGATCGCAGCCTCGACAACCGCAGGATCGGTGCCCGCAACCGCATCCTGCCAATGATCCGCCAAGGCCCATTGGCGCAACCCTTTCGGCAGGTTGCCCGTACCATCGAAGCGCAGGAACGCCAGATCGTTTTTCAATCCCATTTCCTGCAAAATGCTGTCCCGCACCAGGAGGGCGATGGAGGCGCTGGAATGGCGCAGCAGCGAATTGCCCACCGGAACCAGAGAGGTCAGCTTGCGGAACTTTTCTTCCACCTTATCAAACGTCGGTTCGCTCTCGATCATCGCGGCATTCTCCGCGCCATAGGCGGCAGAGGCGGGCGTGGCTTGCCGCGCATTGCGCAGCTCCCCCGCAGGCATGTCATGGATACGCGCGCCGGAAGCGCGCACCGTTACACGCGGGCGCAGAAGCGCGATCACCTGCTGCGCCTGCGGGCGCGGCAACGTCACACCCCCGGCACTTTCGGATGCACCGGACAACGCCGCCGAAATCGCGCTGTGCCCCTCCTGCTCCAGGAGCGCCGCTGCGCGATCCCGGTCGCCGCGCGCGTTGATAAGCGCATGCGCCATAAAGCCGACCTCGATCCCCTCATGCTCCGGGTCTTTCGGAGTTGCAGGCGCGGCATGCGGCGGCGTGATCGCGCTGGTTTCAAGCTCGGAAGATGCCGTTGCCGCCTTGGCCGCCTCCACCGCCTCGGCACGTTTCACACGCGCCTGGATCTTCTTGAAATCCGCCTCTGCCGCCTCAAACGCCGCGACCGCCTCTGCAAGCGCCTCATCGGTGCTGCCCTCCGCACCCTCGACGTCCTCAATGGCCTGCGCGCAGGTATCCATGGTTTCCGCCGCCGCCTGCAACATGCGGCGCAGATCGTTGATGTCCATGTTGGTTCTCCTTTTCACATGGAGGGCCGCATCCGCGCAGCCCAATTGGCCCCGACGCAACCGCGCGAGGGGAATGCTGACCCCGCAGGATCAACAAAATCAGTTTTTCTTGAGAGGGTTAGAGCGCGACCTTCGCCCGCGCCGCCGCCGCCTTTGCGTGATAGGCACGCGATGGGCTTTGGCGTTTTGGTGCATAAAGCTCCGCGATGCGCGCCATGAACGCGGACACGGTTTCGATCTGATCCACCAGACCACGCGCCACCGCATCACCATCCCAGAACACATCGCCGCCCATCTTGGCGTCATCGGTGCGGCTCATGCGCTTGGGTACATCGGCAACCGCAAGACCGCGCCCCTGCGCAACAGCTTCCAGAAACTCCGCCTCCATCGCATTCAACCGCACCATCGAGATCGCCTTGCCCTCCTCGCTCGACAGATCCGGGCGCTTGGCCCCGGCATGCTCCGAGGTCAGGATATAGATCTGATTGCCGGTCTCCCCGGGCTGCACCGGCTGATAGGATGTCACCATCGTGCCAACCGATCCCACCCAACTGCCCGGGCTGGCGCTAAGGTCGCTGCACTGGCTGGCCAGCCAATAGCCCGCCGATGCCGCCAGAGGATGCACCAAAGCATGCACCGGCTTCACGGCGGCGCAGGCCTGTATTGCCGCCACCGCCGACTGGATGCCCATGACCGCACCGCCCGGCGTATCGAAGAACAGCACAACCGCCTCCACCTCATCGCTGACAGCCAATGCCGTCATCGTCTCGGCAACACCATGATAGGTGGACCACCCCAGAAAGCGCTCCAACACACCTGAATTTGGCGTCAACACCCCGCGCACCGGCACATAGGCCACACGCTGATGAACCGCAAAACGCTGGCCGCGCTCCAGCGTCACGCCCGCATCGGCCAGCGCGTCCACCCCGAGGGAGGCAACCAGGGCATCCGCACGCGGCAGATCCATGTTCAACAGCGGCAATCCCGCCTCATGCAGGGCCAGATCCCCGCCGCCAACCAATGCGCCAATCGTGGTTTGCGTCATTCCTCTTTCCCCTTCTTGTCAGCTTTTCCAGTGCTGTCGTCGCGCGTCATGTTCGGGGCCGGGTTTAGCTTGTCGCCCCCCTCCACCTTTGGCAGACCGATTTTCTTGCGCGCCTCATCCGGCGTCATGATTGGCCCACCGACCGCCTTGTGCAGCGCTTCGTTGCGTTCCTTGATCGTCGGTTGCAGCAGCGCATCAAAATCATGGCGCAGGAAAAACTCGGCCTCACGCTCGCGCCGGGTCAGCACTGCCATCGCCATGGTCTGCTCCGCCAGCCCCGACCAGTGGAACAGGCAGTCCGTCAGGTAATCGATTGCCTGCTGTTCACCGTTGGCCTTCACGCCGTATTCCAGCATTTGCAGCTTGGAGGGCGGCATGCGGTAGATTGCGGCAAGCTGCTCGCGGTCAAACTTGCGGCTTTGCAGAAGCTCCTGATCGGCTGCGGTCAGGTCGAGGCTCTTGATGTCATCATCCGGCCCCAGCACCGGAACGCCGTCAGAGTTGGGATTGCTCAGGTGCTCTTTCAGGCGGCGCGCATTGCGCCTGCGCGCTTCATCATCTTCATAGCTATCGCCCATTTTCATGAACGCCTTGGCATGGGCACCTGAGACCGAACGCACAGCCGACTCTTGCGCCGCAAAGGCAAGGCCGACTGTTTCTGCCGCCACCTGCAAAGGCGATCTGCCCGTCCAGCCATCCAGCGCCATATAGCGCAGGTGCACCATAGACCGGCTGGCAACACGGCGCAGATCACCTGCCCCATCGGTGAAATCATAAAACCTGTCACGGCCCGCCCGCAGTGGCGTGCATCCGTCCTGGTCAACCAGCTCAATCATCTCCAGCTCGCCACCACCGTCACGCGGCCCAAAGGCATAGCCATTGCCGCGCAAGGCCCAGGCATAGACCAGGGCAAAGCGCATGATCTTTGCGGGCACACCGGGCGAGGCCTCGACATTCAGGAGGTAATTCGCCGGATGCTCGCGCACCCGCACCTCCTGCCCGTCCGACTGGCGCTGCCACAGCTTCAACGGCACTTTTGAGAGATCCCCGGCGATATTGTTGCAGCAGGCAAAAATTGTGCCGTGCTGCTCCCCCCTCTGCGGCGTCACGCGCGGCAGTTTTGCAGAGAGTTTCGGCCCACCGCCCCAACCGATTTCGGTGATCCACGGTTGCGGTGTGGCAGTGCCCGAGGTCTCTGCCTCTGCGGCAGCCGCCAGCACCGGCGGCTCAACCCGCGCCGCGGGCACCGATGCCCCGGCGCGACTGATCTCCAACCCCAGAAACTTCATACCACTTCGACCTCGCGCGCTTTGCGTTTCTCTTCCCCGACCTCAGCGCGCCCCAGCGCCATGATCGCTGCCACCGCCGCATCAATACGGCCCGTGGATTTCTTCTTGTTCGGCTTCACGTTTTCGGCGGCATCCTCGTCGCGGTGAACGTTGCCCACCTGCCAGCCCAGCACTGGGTTGCCGCCGTGGCGGATCTTGTTCTGCGCAACCCTTTCCTCGAACCGCTTCATCGGATTGGACATCGAGGCATACCCCTGGCGGTGCTCGACCATCGGGAACCGCCGCTTGTCCAGCTTGTCGGCCAGGTACTTCATCCCCCACGGGTCATAGGCGACCTCCTGGAGATCAAAGTGCTTCCTGATCCACTCCAACCGATCCGCAATCTGGTCTTCGTCAATCGTCCCGCCCTTGTGGACTTCCAGCCAGCCCTGATCGCGCCAGCCGACGTATTCCCGCTTTTCGGTCTGCGCCCGCTGGATGAACCCTTTCGGCCCCTCCGGCAAAAAGGTGTAGGTGATGAGATAGATCAGCCCATCGACGGGCACCGCGACCACGATCGCGGTGGTGTCCACCTTGTTGGACAGATCCAGCCCGACCCAGGCCTTGCGCCCGTATAGCATCGTCGGATCAAACGGGGCCGAGGCCGTGCCCTTGTCCCAGACATCCGGTGCGATCCAGGTCTGCGCGCCTTCGGTCCACAAGTTCAGGTGGAAGCGGCGAAAGTTCGGCATTTTCCCCGCAATGGCCAGCGCGGATCGAAGCGTCGATTGCATTGCCTCGACCTTCTTGCTCACCCCCAGGTTTGGGTTGCCCATCGCCCAGGCAACCGGATCAGAAGGGTCGCAATCCGGGGCTGGCTCCGCCACATACCCGAAAAAGCTGTCGTCGGTGACCTTGCCGCGCAGGACGCTTTCCGCATACCCCCGGATCTCGCCGCAGAGCGAATTGCGATCTTGGCCCGCAGTGGTAATGACCCAATCAATCGGCTGATCCCGCGCAATCATGCTTTCCACAATGGTGTCGGCCAGCTCGCGATCCGTCCAGCGGTGCATTTCGTCCCGCGCCAGGAAGGACGGGTTGATCCCGTCCGAACTGTCGCCGTCACGGCTCAGACACGCGATAGATCCATCCGTGCGCGGTGTTTCAATCGACGTGCGCCAGACTTTCATGAACTGGCCAAGGAAGGGGGAACGCTTGATCATGCGCTTCATTTCCTTGAACAGCAGCCCAGCCTGATCCTTTGTCGTCGCCGCGCAGTACCCCTGCGGCGCGGCCTCACCGTCGAAGAGCTGCGTAAACAGCATCGGCACGCCGGTGTCGGTGGTCTTGCCGTTTTTCTTGCCCACCTGGTGATAGGTGGACCGGAACCGCCGCAACCCGGTGTCCCGATGCTTCCACCCGAACACCGACCCGTGCCGAAACTCTTGCCACGGCTCTAGAACCAAAGGCTTGCCGCCCATCGGGCCGGTAGTGTGCTGCAGCATTCCAGCCCAGCGGATGATCCGGCTTGCGGCCTCGCAATCAAAGTACAGCCCGCGATCCGCGCCGGTTTCCAGATCCAGAAGGTGACGCTCGCACGCCATGCGGACCATATCACCGGCGACGATGTCCCCCTCTACAACCCGAACAGCATAGCGCGAGACCGGGTGGTCAATCGGTTCCATTGAGCTGCTTCATGACCTCATCGAAGAGATCGCCCTGCGATCCAGCGCCGAGGCGTGCCTCATCAACTGGAGAGAGGCCAAACAATGCCGCATCCCGCCGCATCGTGGCAGCCGACGCTTCCTGAAGTTTCAGCGCCGGATGGTGCCGTTTCTGGTTGCCGTTGCGCCCTTTCCCGGTGTCATAGAACTGACCTTCCATCGCCACCGTGTTGGTCGAGGTGATGAAGTTCGCCACCGCGACGCAGTAGCTGGAGAACTGGTATTTGAAGAGCAGCTCCATCCGCTCTTTCTTGACCAGCTCCGGCACCAGCTCATCCCAGACATCGCGGGCGATTTCGTCCATCCAATCCGGTGCAGCCGGAACCTCTTTCGGCATATCCCCCTTCATGGGAATGACATTTTCAAGATTTGGCTTGCGCCCCTTCATGTGCCCCCCTTTCAAAGTGGGTTTTTTTCCTCAATTTCCCGCGCACGAAAACAAAGGTATCCCCGCCGGTTTCGGCATTACCGCGCTCGATTTTCAGATACCCCCCGGTCACCCGTGGAAGACCTCGCGCGCAGTCTTGCGGCTGTGGCACCGGTGGCAGAGGGCCTGCCAGTTGGAGCGATCCCAGAACAGTTTCGGATCACCCTTGTGCGGGATGATGTGATCAACATCAGTGGCGGCCTCGATCACGCCCAATTCGCCGCAGTCCACGCACAGCGGATGCTGCCGCAGGTAAGCGATACGCGCCGCCTTCCACCTAGGATCGGCATAGAGAACGCGCGCCGCAATCGCCGCCTCCGAGGTCTGTGCCTTCGCACGTCGTACCTTCAGCTTTTCCTGACGATCCGCCTCATGGTGTTCGCAATGCGACAGCCCAGGCAGAGCGAACTCCTCGCAACCTGACGCCGCGCAGATCTTCAACCGCGCCACGGGATAAGCCCCTCGATGTTCTGAAAGCCCAAACGAAACG